AATTGTATTGAGTTTTCTCTGCCGGCAGTAAGGTATACTGGATTAAAAGATGGGGATAGAAGCGGGTTAAAAGTAATTAATGCAACTTGTGAAATATGCAAGAATTCAGATGGTGGTAATGATGAGATGTCTATTAAGATGTCTAGTTCTAGCTCAAGTTCATCTAGTTCTAGTTCATCTAGTTCTTCATCGTCATCTAGTTCTAGTAGCGCGGCTTAAAGAAAGGTAGAAATGCCTAGTGATTTTATTGTTGGTATTGAAATAGATGTAACAATACCGGATTTCATGGATGCTTCCGTTCCTATGGGTCAAATTGCCAATAAGGTGGCGGATGATTCTCGCCGAAATATTAGGCAGCAGACTAATGTGGACGGAAGCGTCATGCGAAGGCTTTCTGTAAAAACAATAAAAGATAAAAGAAGAAAAGGATCACAATATCCTAATTTAGCATTATACCGAACAGGTGCCATGTTTAACGCAATACATGTTTATAGTAAAGGAAAGAATGATTTTGAAGTAGGGATTATACCTCGCGGATCGCCTTCCCGGGATTTAGTTGCGTTAATACATGCAGAACAAGGCGCAAATGAACATACAAGAGTTATAAGAACGTTTCTTGGCATGACTTCGGCCACAAAAAACTGGTCAAATAGCAGAATTGAAAGATGGTTAAGTGAACGAGTGCAAAAGGCATCTCGAAAATTAATTAATTTAACGTATTAAAAAGGAGGAATCATGATAAGTCCAATCGCCGTCGGGCAGACAATCGAATACACATTAAAAAATGATAAGGATAATCCTACCATTTGGATTATCGGGCCTTTAGATTCTATTACTAAAGGAAAAATGGTATCGCAATATGGGGAAGTAAAGGTTATTGACGGAAAACCTACTTATGTTGAAAAAGAAATTGATGCAGTTATGAATAATTTTAATATTGTTAAATATGGTTTAAAAGGTTTTAAGAATTATAAATTAGACGGTATCGATGTTGAATTTAAAACTAAAAAAGAAAAACTATTCGACCACGAAATTGATGTAGTTGATGATGAAACATTAAAAGCCATACCTCTTTTTGCCATCGCGGAATTAGCGAATGTAATCTGGGGTGAGAATGAAGTTAGTGAGGCATTAAGAAAAAACTAGAATTGGCAGTTGAAGTATCAGCAATGGGCTTGAGCTGCCATGATTGCAATGAAGCAAAGAAAAAATTCAGGGGATGTGATAGTAAACCTATCCAACCGATGTTAGTTGATGGTGTGCCTCTGGAAAGATGCCCGGCTAAAATAATAATGCCAGAAGTAAAAGAATATATTATGTATTACAGTATATGGAAAAGAAATATACCATTATTTAATGTTGGCGCATTGTATTATCCATCTAAACTTTTAGAAATATTTGATATTTTAGAATCAGCAGAAATAGAAGTAATTAATAATAAAGGACAATAAAATGGCCGTAGGAGATCAAAATTATAAAGTATCCCTTTCATTCAGGGATGAAGCAACCGGTAAATTCATAAAAGCAACTTCAGATATGACTGCTTCTATGCAGAAATTAGGTATTACTACTAAGAAAGAAGCTACTGGCGCTGCTGCTGATCTCGATAAAATGGGTAAAGGCGCTGATGAAGCCGGCCGACATAGCAGATATTTAGGTACTGAAATAGGCGCCTTAGCCGGTAAAATAGGATCCATGCGTAACATGTTGCTTGTATGGATGTTTGCTCTAAGGCCAATATTAGCATTTACAAAAGATGCTATTAAATTTGCACAAGACCAAGAAATCGCGGAAAACAAACTTGCTGCTGCATTTGAAAGAACTGGTAAAGGAAATGCGGAATCTGTAAAAAATTTAATTGCATATTCTTCTCAATTACAGGCTACCACAGGTTTTTCTGATGACCAGATTATTGCGGCGCAAGCTATGCTTGCTACTTATAAACTAAATGCTCGCCAAATAAGAGAAGTGACACCGTTAATACTTGATATGACTACTGCTATTAAGTCTGGTGGTAATGCAAACGCTAGTTTAGCAGATACAGCAAAAACATTAGGATATGCTTTAAGTGGTAATGTAACATATTTACAAAGAAATGGTGTTGTTTTAAGTGAAACCACGAAGAAAACAAAGGAATACAGTAGTATTATTAAAGATGTTACTGCCGCTGTTGGTGGCGCAGCAATTGCTATGGCAGGTACATTTTCAGGCCAAGCAAAAATAATGGGTGCTGCTTTTAATGATTTAAAAGAAGCGTTTGGAAGAATAGTTATACAATCTCCGGTTATACAATCAGCAATGAAAATGATGACTGACTCAATAACTAATTTTACTAAAAGCGTAGATGCATCTAACGCATCGTCTAAAACATATACTCAAACATGGTTATATATTGCAACAGTATTTATTGCTATTGGGGCGCAAATAAAACTTGTATGGAGGTTATTCTTAGAATTTTTAAATATAATTCAAATAGTAGCATTTAAGATTATTGAATTCTTTTCTAAAATAATATTAGGTATAAATGCTATTGTAACTGCTTTTGCAAGTGTTATTCCCGGTATGAAAGGTATAGCAGATCAATTAATTAAATTTGGTGATGGCGTAGAAGAATGGAGTAGGGCATCTAAACTTGCGGCTAGTAATTCTATTAAAGACTTTAATAATGCTGCTTCTGCTATTGGAAATACTGGTAATGAAATTCTTGATACCTATGCCAAGTTAGTCGAAGGATCATCACTAGCATCTGAAACACAGAATAACCAATTCAAATTATTAAATAACTCCATCGAAGATACCAGTGATGTCGTTAAGACTAAATATGATGCGTGGGTAGAAATATCAACGTCCACAGCTAAAGCTATGCGTGATTCTATGGCTGATGGATTTTTTAAAGTTGTTAGAGGCGAATTTGATGGATTAATGGATGTTGTTGCATCATTTGGTGATACTGTATTAAAAATATTAATGCAGGCATTGGCCACAAAAGCAATGATAGGTATTGGTCTAGGCGGATTTTTGGGACTCGCACATACCGGCGGTTATATGTTAGGTTCTGGAAGTTTTGGTAATATTAGGAAATTTCATGCCGGTGGCATGTCGAATGATGAGATGCCGGCCATATTAAAACGTAATGAAGGTGTTGTTAATGAACGCGGTATGAATTCATTAGGTGTGGATAATTTAAATAGATTGAATCGCGGTGATGGTTTTGGCGGCGGAGGAGATACAATAAGTAATTTTTATATCCAGGCTATTGATGTAAAATCATTCAGAGATCGGCTTGAGCAGCATGGGGATATTTATAGCAATGCTTCTGCTGCCAATGTCAGAGGAAACGGTGTATTGAGGAAAGCAAACCAGAAATACAGTATTTAAAAGATGAGGTTTTAAAATGTATAATGATATTTTTACATTGACGCCCGAGTTTGGCCTTGAAGAATCCATAAATTTTCTCACCAATATCACCGAATCAGAAAGTGGTAAGGAATACCGGGACGCATTATGGGATGACGGCGTAAGAGATTATAAATTAACATGCAAGTATTTAACTAAAACAGCCATGGATGAAATATGGCGGTTTTATATAGATAGAAAAGGAGCATATGATTATTTCCTTATTAAAGTATTAACTGAATACGAGGTATCTTCCGAAAATGTTGGCACTGCCAATGGATCAACGGATGCGTTTGAGTTAGACTATTTTCCTGTGGATACTTTAGCTAATCATTCCTGCACGGTTGGAGGTGTCGCAAACACCAACTATGTATTAAGCAATAATTTTACGACTGAAAAATCATATATAACTTTTAATCCAATACCGGCTTCGGGAACTATACTAGTCAGTTATGAATATTATATGAGGATGCGGTTTGCGGATGATAAGTTAAGCAGGCAATTAGTGTCATATCAATTATTGCATGCGGGAATGAATTTAAAAGAAGATAGATGGTCAATTTATGTTACGCCAAATACTACTTCAAGTTCTTCCAGCAGTTCTTCCAGCATGTCTTCCAGTTCTTCCAGTTCTTCCAGCGTTTCCAGCAGTTCGAGCTCATCTAGCAGTTCGAGCTCATCCAGCAGTTCGAGCAGTTCGAGCTCATCCAGCAGTTCTAGTTCATCCAGTAGTTCGAGCTCTTCTTTCAGTTCGAGTTCATCCAGCAGTTCCAGCAGTAGTTCTTTCAGTTCTAGTAGTTCAAGCAGCTCTAGCTCTTCAAGTTCCAGTTCATTCAGTTCTTCCAGCAGTTCAAGCAGTTCCAGCTCTTCCAGCAGTTCATTTAGCTCAAGCAGTTCTAGCAGTTCCAGTTCTTCAAGTTCAAGCGGATAAAAATGTATAATTTATCAGCAACATTAATAGCGATAAAAAACCAGATACAACATAAACCGGTAGAGATTTATGATATATATTTAGGATCTCAAGATGCTGAAGATTCTGACACGTTGCATTTCATAAATTTTTACAGGATTACAACTTTTTTCTCTTATTTTGGACATACACCTACGGATTATATCCCTCTTGGATTACAAAGAACGGCTATAAAAAAGACATCCAGCGGAGAGATAGAACAAGTATCATTCAGGGTTTGCAATATCAATAAAGGAATGTCGGCGTATGCTGCATCAAAAAATTTCCGCAACAAAAGAGTAGTAGCCAGATTAATATTCAGGGATAATATTTCTTCTTATTTAGATACAAAGATAATATTCGACGGATTTATCCAAAATATAAGTTTTCCCCAAAAGACAATGGATATTACCGCCACTCCTAAAATCGGCTCGCTTAGTTTCGAAACAGGATGGCCATACCAGATAGAATGCCACGCTAGGTTTGGAGATAGTTATTGTAAAGTCAATAAAGAATTAGCAGCAAATAAAGTTATCGGAACAGCTACCGGAGGAACTAAATCTACTTTAATTGATACTGTAAATCTTACCCAAGCCGATGATTATTGGAATTGGGGGTATGTTATTTTTTCTTCCGGAACAAATAACGGCTTATCAAGAAAAGTAGTAGATTTTGATAATGCCACTAAGACAGCGACACTAGATTACCCATTTGAGGATACTATTGAGGCCGGAGATATGTTTACTATTTATCGCGGCTGTGATAAAACGCTTAATATATGCGATACTGTTTATGGAAATACCAGTAATTATCATGGTTTCCATACGATACCTTTGACGAAATGACAATAGAAGAACTTCAAAAAAAGAATAACCTTATTGGAATTCCATTTAAGCTTAACCGCAGGGACTTTGATGGTTGCGACTGCCGGGGTATATGCTGGCTTTATTTTAAATACATAAAGAATAAAGAATATCCATTTACAGATAACGGCCATGTATTATTTAGGAATAAAAAACATGATTTAAAACGTATGATTTCTGTAATCTCAGAGTTCTCGATACCTGTTGAATTTAAAGATTTAAAAGAAGGAGACCTATTATTATTAAAAACATCAAATAGCATAGGCTCATTAGCGGTTTGTATCAATGATACACAGGCGTTACATATGGATATTATTGTAGGTTCATGTCTAACAAAATTAAGGTATTTAGAGGATTTATTTTTAGCCGGGTATAGGCCAAATGTT